CTATACACGGTTTAAAATTTCCTAATACATCACAAGAAAACTTAATGATGTTTGATAAGTTTAGACAACTTGCAGATGAACAAACAGGTATACCTAGTTATTCACACGGTCAAACAGGTGTTCAAAGTATGACAAGGACTGCTTCTGGTATGTCTATGTTACTTGGAGCATCAAGTTTAAATATTAAAACAGTTATCAAAAACCTTGATGACTTTTTATTAAAGCCACTAGGGGAGTCTTACTTCCAGTGGAACATGCAATTCCTAGAAGATGAGTTGGATGTTAAAGGTGATTTAGAAGTTAAAGCTACTGGAACAAATAGCTTGATGCAGAAAGAAGTTAGAAGTCAAAGACTTACTATGTTCTTACAAACTGCACAAAGTCCTGCTATTGCTCCATTTGTTAAGATTTCTAAACTCGTAAGTGAACTTGCCTACAGCTTAGACTTAGACCCTGATGAAATACTCAATGACCCTGAAGAAGCTGCAATCATGGCACAAATAATAGGAATGCAGAATGCTGGACAAACAAATGGCGAGGAAGCTCAACCCGGTGGTGAACAGCCCCCAATGGGAGGACCTCAAGGAGTACCTCAACAACCTCAAGAACTTGGAGCTACAGGCACTGGCGGTGGCAACATCGGAACAGGAAATGTACCGGTTGCAGGGGAGAGTGAGTTCTCTGGTACGGTTGGAGCAACTGGACAAGCAGGTTAGAGAAGCAATTAACAGAAAAGAGGAAGAGTAATATGTTAAATTTTATACAATCAATAAACGAATGGATAGCAGTAATACCATCTATAGTAATGGGAGCATCTTTAATTTGTTCTCTTACACCTACACCAAAAGATGATGCATGGGTAGGTAAAGCTTACAAGATATTAGACTGGTGTGCATTAAACGTAGGTAAGGCTAAACAATAATGAAAAGAAAAGGAATGTTAGACGAAGACAGATACGGAATGAAAGATGGTGGACCGGGCATAGAAGCTCTTAGAAAAGAAGCACCAGAAGTTGTTAAACGTATGGGTTATGAAGAAGGTGGAGAAATAGATGACCAAATGTTAATGGTTATGACACCACCAATGGAATCTGAAATGGAATCAGAGATGCCTATGGAATCAGACGATGACATGGAAGATAACTATACAAGATTTATAATGGAAGAAGCATTAAGCGAAGAAGAAGAAGATATGCTAACTTCCAAACTAGAACAAGACGAGGAACTATCTATGTTATTTGATAAGATAATAGATGTTGCTCAAGAATTTGCTGGGTCTGGTCCTGTTAATGGTCCGGGTTCAGGAGTCTCTGACAGTATACCTGCTAGGTTATCTGATGGAGAATTTGTCTTTACTGCAAAAGCTGTAGAAGAAATCGGAGAAGACACTTTAATGTCTATGATGAAAGATGCTGAAGCTGCTGCAGATGAAAGACAAGGTTTAGCTGAAGGCGGAATGCCTGAAGATAATAATGTAAACGTACAAGCTGATGCGTTGTTAGGAATGGACATGTCTCCAGACCCAACACAAGAAGCTATAAACGAAAACATGATTAAGTATCAGCCATACGTAAGAAGCTAAACAAACTAACGATAAAGCCACCCTATTAGCGTAGGCACTTTATCATTTTAATAACCGAAAGGCTACCTTTACAAACAAGCCCTCTAGTCGACATAGAGCTACCTTGTGAAACAAGCCCTGAGTAGGAGAATAGAAAATGACTAATACAGTCCAACAGGAAGAACAAGCGAATCCTTATAACGCAAAGAAAGATTACCACGTAGAAGATAAACCTTTTACCCCTGCTAATCAATTATATTTTGAAGAGCCTTCTGAAAAGAATAAACTCTTTGATAGTGATGACATTACTGAAGTTAAGTCTACAGATAATGTTAAAACAGAAAATCTGGATACTCCTTATAAGAAACCAGATTATAAAAAAAGATATGATGATTTAAAAAAGCATTACGATAGTAAGCTTAACGAGTTTAAATCTAGAGAACAAGAGTTAATTGAAGAGGCTACTAGTAATAGAACCGAATACAAAGCTCCTAAATCTCCAGAAGAACTAGAAGAGTTTAAAAATAACTATCCTGATGTTTATGAAGTCGTAGAAACCGTTGCTCATTTACAATCTGAGACTAAAGCAAAAGTTCTAGAAGAACGCCTTAGTAAACTCCAAGAACGTGAAAACAACTTAGTACGACAGAGTGCAGAAAAAAGATTAATGGAAAGACACCCTGATTTTGAAGATATCAGAAACAGCGATGACTTTCATGGTTGGGCAAAAGAACAGCCTAAGTCTATCCAAGACTGGATATACTCAAACGCTGACGATGCTGACTTAGCTTCACGTGCATTAGACTTGTTTAAAAAGGATTTTGGGATTGAACCTACTAAGACTAAGTCATCTTCTAAACAGACTAGAAAATCTGCTGCTGATATGGTCTCTACTAAAACAAAAAGTATAGAACCTAATCAACAAAAGGTTTGGTCTGAAAAGGAGATTGCTGCTATGAGTATTGCAGAATTTGATAGATTTGAAAAAGAGATATCAGATGCAATGCAAATGGGCAGAATCGTAAAATAACTATTAAAACTTAAAGGAATAATATCATGGCTCAATATTTTGAACCCGCAACTGATACCGATGCAAACTTTGCAAACTCCATAAGTGGACAAACTAATAGTTTCTTCCTACCTTCCATATACTCTAAGAAAGTTCTTAACTTTTTCAGAAAGGCAAGTGTAGTTGAAGCTATTACTAACACCGATTATTCTGGTGAAATATCTGCTTACGGAGACTCTGTAAAAATCATTGGTGAACCAGTAATCTCTGTCTCTGACTATACAAGAGGCACTGATACTGCTGCAACTAAACTAACTGATGCTGAAACAACTCTTGTTGTTGATAGTGCTAAAGCTTTCAAATTCATCGTAGATGATATTGAAACTAAAATGTCACATGTCAACTTCAAAGAAGTAGCTTCAAGCTCTGCTGCATATGCTCTTAAAGATGCGTATGATTCTGCTGTACTAGCAACTATGTTTGCTGGTGTATCAGCTTCAACTCCTGACCACATTATTGGTACGGATAATGCAACTGCTGATGCAACTTTAGCAGGAAGTAATTCTGTAGACCTATTAGGTTCTGACGGAACTGGTGTAGATGCAATTGACCTTATGGCAAGATTTGCTAAACTATTAGACGAACAGAATGTACCTGAAGAAGGTAGATGGTTCGTAGCTCCTCCTTCATTCTATGAAGAATTAGCTAAAGCTGACTCCAAGTTAATGTCTGTTGACTTTAACGCTGGACAAGGCTCTATCAGAAATGGTTTAGTATCAAGTGGTAAACTAAGAGGATTTGACATGTACAAATCTAATAACGTTGCTACTCCAACTAATGCTACTGGTAAATGTATGGCTGGTCACATTTCATCAACTGCTACTGCTAATACTATTCTTTCAACTGAAGTGTTGAGAGACCCATCATCATTTGGTGATATAGTAAGAGGCTTACATGTCTATGGTGCAAAAGTACTTAGAGATGATGCTTTAGTAAGTGCATTTTATGTAATTGACTAATTGTCAAAACTCGGGGGGTCTTAACAGACCCTCCACTTTTTAAATTTAATATAGGAGAAAAAAAATGGCATTATTTGTAATACCCGCAGCCTTAAAAGGAGCAGCTAGTTTTATAGCAGCTAACGGTGCAAGACAAGCAACAAAAAAGTATGGACCTAAAGTTGTAAAAAAAGCTCAAGAAGCTATGAAAAAAAGAGAATCTTCAATTCAAGCAAAAATTGAAGGTAAAACTACTGGAAAATATGCGACACGTGATAAATCTATGAATCAAATTAAAAAAGAAAATGAAGCTATGATGAAAGCAGAAAAAACTTTTCAAAGTAAATTAAAAAATGAAAAGAATATTAAAGAAGGAGTAGATGCTTTTAAACAATTAGATGGAAGATTAAATTTTAAAAAGGGCGGTAAAGCACGTTCTTTATATAATAAAGGTGGATATGCTAAAGGAGGACAACCTATGTATGGTCATGGAGAATGTCCAAAAGCTAAAGCTAACTAAGCATGAAAGTTAAAGCACCAAAAGGACACCATTGGATGAAACAAAAAAATGGTACGTTTAAATTAATGAAACACACAGGTAAGTTTGTAAAACATAAAGGTGCAAGTTTAGAAGCAAACTTTCCAATTCAAAAGGTTCACAAAAAATAATGGCTACAACATATCTTGACATAACTAACGAAGTACTAAGAGAACTTAATGAAGTTCCTTTAACATCTGCAAACTTTACAAACGCTACAGGTATTCAAAAGTTTGTTAAAGATAGTATCAATAAATCTATCTTTGATATTGCAAACGAAGAACCACAACTACCTTTCTTTTCTGCAGGAGCTAGTGGAGGCACTGACCCTTTCTATGGTAACGTAACAGTTGCTACAGTTGCAGGACAAAGATGGTACACATTAAAGTCTGATAGTTCTAGTATCACTACAGACTACTCATCAATAGATTGGGATGACTTTTATGTTACAACAATCAATGTAGATGGAGAAACAACACCTTATGTTTCTAAAGGTTTAAAGTTTCTTACTAATACAGATTGGACAAGATACTACAGAGACAGTGAGAATGCAGACGATGCAGATACTCAAAACCATGGAGAACCTAGATTTGTTATTAAGTCTCCAGATAATAGAAAATTTGGATTAAGTCCAATACCTGATAAGGTTTATAATATACACTTTTATGCTTTCGTAAGACCGACTGCATTATCAGCTCACGATGATGCAATCACTTTACCAGAGCAGTACAGTAATATAATAACAGCTAGAAGTCGTTATTACATTTGGCAGTTTAAAGAAAGCCCACAACAAGCAGCTTTCGCATTGGATGATTATAAGAAAGGTATGAAATATATGAAATCAAATCTTATGAATCCAGCTCCTAAATATATGACAGACGATAGAACTTACTTCTAAAATATATGGCACGTTCACAACCTTTTACCGTAGCATGTGCAGGTGGATTAGTTAAATCAGCTAACTCTATAGACTTGTT